ATGGGAAGACGTAACGTATTATACCGAAAAAAAATACGGGCTTTATGCCGATCAAGGTGAAGGAGATCAATGGGTATATGTATTATCAAACCCATCATTACCTAAAGAATATCTAAAAATTGGATATACTAAATTAAAACCTGAGGAAAGAGCAATCCAAATATCATCTGCTACTGGTGTTCCTACACCTTATAAAGTAGAATGGGCTTATAAGTGTTTTAATGGTGAAATAGTAGAAAGAATGACTCATGAGAAATTAAAAGCATTTAGAGTCAATAATAGAAAAGAATTTTTCCACATTAGTTTGGAAGAGGCAAAAGATAATATTATATTAATTGGTAATAAATTTAAATAAAAATGAACATAACACAAGAACAATCAGATCAAGATAACACAAAATCAGAATTAATTCAAGATTTAGTAGCAACTTCAACAGTAATGGATGAAATGTGGAGATACCACCCAGAAAATCCAAATAAAAAAGATATTATTAAAGAGTATAATATTTTAAAACAAATCCAAAAGGACATTGAATCTGAATTAGCGGATCTGGAAAAGTAATGTATATTTATAACTAAACGTTATTATGTACATATATAAAGCAAAATGTGATAGGGTAGTAGATGGTGATACCATTGATGCAACCATTGATTTGGGGTTTGATACCTGGAAAAAAATTAGAATCAGATTAGTTGGAATTAATGCAGCTGAATCTCGTACTCGAGATTTAGAAGAAAAAGAAAGAGGGTTGGCTGCTAAACAGTATGTTAAAGATATTTTAAATAAGCATGATAATGAATTTATATTACATTCTCAAGGTGTAGGTAAATATGGTAGATGTTTAGGTGATATATTTTTAGGTGATGTAAAACTGAATGATTTATTAATTACAGAAGGACATGCTGTAGCTTATTATGGTGGTAAAAGATGATAGATAAAAATAAAATATTTAAATTGTTTATAGAAGGTAAAGAAGTGGTAGATGATAAAACTGAAAATGAGATTAAAGATTTCATGAATAGCCCTTATGCTAAAATTGGGATGTTTGTTAAACTTATACAAAACCATGAAACCTTTCATAAAAAACTATCAAAGTTTCTTAAACAAGAACAACCCGATTATAATGTAGAATCAACTAAAGAAGCATCTGAATATACTGTATATTATAGAGCGTGGAGTTATATTAAACATATTAATACAGATAAAGATGAAGATATTAAAGCTATTGTAAGTTTTGATTATGAAATCTTATATAAAGTATTAGATGGTGCCCTTAGTTTTTTTGAAGGTTATGAAGAATATGAAAAATGCGCACATTTGTACAAAATAAAAGAAATATTAAAAGAATATTTAGAATAACTAGGTTACCCAAAAATCTATTCGTACATTTGAAATACAGGTTTTGGGAAAAAAAGGGGATGGGAATAAAGGTTTAAAAAGGGGGATAAAATTTACCTCTTATAAAATTACACATATGAGAAATAGAGAATTAATCAACAGAAAATTAGAAACATTAGACCATGTTTTAATTAATCTTCAAAGGATTGTAAACACCAATGAACCACTTCAAACTTACAAAGAAGGTATTGAAAAGGGTAAAAACATTATTGAAGAAATTAGATCTATGGTTGAAAGAGAACCGAGAGTTAATGAATAGATTTAACCAATTAATAAACGCTTTTGGAAACATGCCTGCTATATATGAGGGAATTAAAAACCGAATATTTGTAAAGGAGGATGTTGAACAAATAGCTGCTATTAGATGGTCGATTTGCCAACAATGTACTTACCTAGATAAAAAAGGAAGCAAATGTACCATACCAGGTACTCAACCTTGTTGTTCTTTATGTGGTTGTTCTATGGCAAGTAAAACACGTTCTTTAATATCATCTTGTCCAGATGGAAAATGGGCAAGATTTATAGACGACAAAGAAACAGCAGACGAATTAATTAAAAATTTAAAATAAAAGTTATGAAATTATCAGCAGAACAAATCCAAGCTAATTGGGTCGAATTTAAAACTAATATTGGAACCTATATTACTGGGGATCGTAAAGAAAAATTATTTGATTTTTATAATAGATATGAAGACCGTATCATTTTAATGCCAGCGGCACATAAGAAAGAATACCATTCAGCATTTCCAGGTGGATATGTAGATCATGTTAATAGAGTAGTAAAAGCAGCTTTATCCATGTCCGCTGTATGGGAAGGATTTGGTTGTGATATGACTACATTTACCCAGGAAGAATTAGTATTTTCGGCTATTAATCATGATTTAGGTAAAATGGGGTCTGATACTGAAGAAGCATATATACCTCAGACAGATAATTGGAGACGTGATAAATTAGGTGAAGATTATATGTTTAATAAGGCATTACCCTTCGCAGCCGTTCCAGATCGTGGATTATTTCTACTCCAGCAACATGATATTAAATATACTTTTAATGAAATGTTAGCTATTCAGACACATGATGGTTTATATGACTCAGCAAATGAGAAATATTTAAAAGCATTTATGCCAGAACAAAAACCTCGCACCTCTCTTCCATTTATTTTGCACCAAGCTGATATGATGGCGGCGCGTATTGAATTTGAAATTGAATGGTTACCAAAGTTCTCTAAGAATAGCGTGGCTACACCAAAGAAAAATTATACATTGAGTGGAAACATAAAATCATCAAAGACTAAGGCATTAAATAGTGTATCAAGTCCAGGATTAAAGAATATGTTAGATAGTTTATGATATTAACTTTTACAATTATATTAGGAATTTTGGTCGTTATCTTCGGATATACGACCTTTAACCTTTTACGTAAGAATGAAAAGGCAGAAGATATATTAGTTTCACATCAAGAATTTATTAATAAAATAGATGAACATATTACTTTTTCAAATCAAAAATTAAAAGAAATTGATACTAGAGGTGCCTTTAAAAGTGATGATGAAATAGGATGGTTTTTTAATGAAATTAAAATAATCCAAAATGATTTATCCCAATTTAAAAAAGAAAATAACTAATGGCCGAAGTTAGAAAAAGAAAGAAAAAAAGTAAGAATTACTTTACTCAAGAAACTGAAGATTATATAGTTAAATATAATAAACTAGATCCAATCAAAGATCAAAAACAAAGGAGTAAAATATATGAACAGCATATACATTACCCCTATTTTAAACTTACACAAAATATAATTCATACTTTTAAATTTTACCATACTGAAGTTGAGAATTTAGAACATTTACAACATGAAATAATTACTTTTTTATTATCAAAAATACATTTATTTGACCCCACAAGGGGGGCCAAAGCCTATTCTTATTTTGGTACCATAGTTAAACGTTGGTTAATATTATATAATACTAAAAATTATAAAAAGAAAATTAATAAAGTTGGAGTAGAAGTATTAACTGGAGAAAATTCAACTCATACTTACAACCAAGGAGATGAAAAAATAAAAAGTGATTTAGACAAGTATGTAGATATATTTGTTGATCATGTTTCAGAAAATATATTTGAATTATTCCCAAAAAAGAATGATGCTCAAATTGCAGATGCTATTTTAGAATTATTTCGTAAAAGAGAATTATTAGAGGTATTTAATAAAAAGGCATTATATATCTACATAAGAGAAATGGTAGATGTAAAAACCCCAAAAATTACTAAGATAGCAGATAAACTTCATGTTATTTTTAAAACCCAATATATATTTTATTTAGAAAACGGGTACGCTAAATTTTAGGTTTTTTTATATTTATAACAAAATAACATTATGGGATCATTAGATAGTGTTGTATTTGGGAAGAAAAAATTCTCTAATATCTTAGAAGAGATATACAACAATCAAAAAAAGAAAGAAAAACAAATATCGGGTTTAATATCTGAACTTAAGCCTCTTATTAATGATATTGGTGATGCAACTTTAATTGTACCACTTATCAAAGAATATATGGATATTGGCGTTCGTAACGATGAACAATTAATTAAAATGGCTACTATAGTACAGCGTGCGCTTAATAATAGTTCTAGCGAAGATGCATTGGGTATTACCGAAGATGAAAAACAACAATTAATGGAAGAGTTAGATAAGCTTAATACAAATTTCGAAGAAAAAAAAGATGGCAAATAAATATGGCTTTTCTAGTGTAAATAAACAATTAGGAGTTAAGTCAACTAATTCATCCCCTAATTCAAACCCTACAGTAACACCAACCGTTATTTCTGCTAGAGTAACAGACATTATATTAGATGACCAACACCCTCAATTTGAAGTTTTGGGTGGATTTAGTTGTATAGGAACTATTTTTTATGAAATGGTAGAAGGAGCAAGTTTATCTTTTAGTGGAGGAAATACAGCATTACCTCTACTCCCTTATATAAAAAATTACCCTTTAGTAAATGAATTAGTACTTTTATTTTTAGTTCCTAGTAATAAAGTAGGCCAACAATCAAATGTTAAACAATATTTTTATTTAAATCCTATATCAATTTGGAATAGCCCTCACATGAATGGTTATCCAAATCTTTTAGACACGACAACAACACAAAATACTGAAAATAAAAATTATCAACAAATAGAAGAGGGTCAAACACGAAAATCTACAAAAGAAGAAGTAGATTATGATTTTAATTCTCCTGTAGTTGGTGGAACATTTGTAGAAAGAAGTAATTTACACCCACTATTAGCTTTTGCAGGTGATATTATAGTTGAAGGTAGATGGGGTAATTCAATTCGTATTGGTAGCACTGCAAAAACAGGAAATATTCTATTTAATAATAATTGGTCAGATGTAGGTGAAAATGGTGATCCTATTACTATTCTAAGAAATGGTCAACCTTCAGATGCACCTGATAATGGTTTTACTCCTATTATTGAAGATATAAATAAAGATTTATCTTCTATATATTTAACTTCTAAACAAACAATTCCATTAGACTCACCTATTACATCATTTGCTGCTTTTAGTTCACCACCCGAAACTATTACTACCTTTAGTGGAAGTCAAGTTATAATAAACTCAGATAGGTTAGTATTTAATTCAAAATCCAGTGACATTATATTAAATTCTTTTCAAAATGTATCTATATCCGGGGTAAGATCTATTGGCATATATTCTCAAGAAGGAGATATTTCTTTACAACCTGGTAGAGGTAAAGTAAGGTTGGGAGATTATAATGCAAACCAATCAGTAATTTTAGGTGATAATTTTATGGAAGATTTTCAAGATCTTCTAAAAAAACTAAGAAATTTATGTCAATTACTTACAGGGGAACCTAAATTATATATAAGTGGAGGAGCAGCAGGTTCGGTTAAAACTACTATAAATTTAATGTTAGATAATATTGATAGTTATACTTCTAAAATTGTAAAATCTATCTAAAATGACAGAAAAAGCACTACTTGCCTTAGCTGCAAAAGAATTATTATCTGATAAAGGTAAAAAATTATTAGGGGATAAAATAAATATTAAGGAAATAACAAATAGAATATCTTCTTTATCTAGTAAATTTAATATTGATTTAACCACTTTAGCAACTGCGGCAGCAGCAGCCGCCGTTACTGTGGCTGTAAAAGAATCTAATAAAACAGATAAAACTAAAACTGCTAAAGAAAGAATAAATGATAAAAAAGAGTCTGTTAAAAATACTAAAAAGAATTTAGTTGATAAGGCTAAAAAAGAAATAATTGCTTTAAAAAATAAATTAAAAAGCGAAATACCCATTATAGAAGAATTTGAAATCAAGGGTAGAATATTTGATAAAATAACGGGTAATGTATTACAAGGAGTTAAAGTAGAACTTGGACTTAGTGTGGCTGAAGTTGACATTAATACTCCTGAAAATGTATCATTAGATAATCCTACTAATGTACCAGTAGAATTAGTTACCCCGATTCCAAATTTTGATTTTAATGCTGGTGTTTATGCTCCCATACCAAATCAAAAAACAATAACAGATAAACAGGGTAGTTTTTCAATTAAATTAAAACTTCCTATAATTCCTAAAAATCAAAAAACCCCACTTAAATTAGGGTTATTATATACTAAATCTGGGTTTGTACCCTCTAGTGCCCCCATAATTAATGGTGATCAAACTATTAAATCTAATCTTCAAGCTTCAAGTTTAATTAATCTTGATAAAGCAGCTAAAAATATATCTAAAGAATATAATGATACTGTTGATGAAGCTCAAAAATTAGTAAAAGCAATAGCCTTGAACCCCGAATTATTAGTTATTTCATCTGCTAAAATTGGAATCGATATACTAGTAGGTATTATTAAAACTAAAACTATCCCTATGGCTGTAGGAATATTAATAGCCTTCGGTATTTCAAAATTAACCCAATCAAATAGAAAAACATGCCCCACTCCTGAGGAATTAGAAGAACTTATTAGAAAAAGAAATAAATTAGTAAGACAACTTAATCAAATATTTGCTAAAATAGTAGCAACTACAGCATTAGCATATGCCTTTAAAACGTTATCTGCAACATTAAAAGGTGTTAGTTTATCTTTGGATTCAATTCCCTTACCTCAAGCTATAGGTACACCACCAGCTAAAGATTTTGGTGGTTTAATATTTTCACAACCTTATTCTACTACAGCTAAACTAAGAACTATTACTTTACAAATAAAAGAACTAGAAAAAAATTCTAATGAATTAAGTAAGGCAACCTTAGTGGCATTAGTATTTCTAATCGCGGCCGCAGCTACTGTAATAATTTTACTATTAGGTTTAGATAAATTAATGCAAGAATGTGCTGAAGAAAATGGAGTTACACAAGTAGAATTAACTGCTATTAACCAAGAATTATTAGATTTAGCTGAAGAACAAGAAGAAGATGGAAATCCTGTTATTAAAAGTGTTAACGGATTTATCTTTAGTGTAGAAACAGATAACTCAAACCCTATAGGTACTTTAAAAAGAAGATTTGCTGTAGCAAAAGATAATAGAGGTGTTACTTTATTAAAAGGTGAACCTTCATTTAGTTCAAATGATCAAATATTAATCGATGAACTTATATTTTACATACAACAAAACGATTTAAAAGCATTCTAGTTTAATATTTATAATAAATCAATACAACATGAAATTAAGTCAATTAAAAACTATTGTAAAAGAGGCCGTAAAAGAGGCTATACAAGAGGAGATGAAAGACATCCTTATTGAAGCTGTACGTGCTCCTAAATCTGTAGTCTACGAAAATAGTATGGGTGTACCTAATACAAATATAGGAACACCTGGTCCAATGAATCCCGTAGCACAACAAAAAATGCCTGAAGATAAAAGAATGGCAATGAAAGAAAATATCCAAAGCGTATTAGGAGGAATGATGCCCGGAGCAAACGGAACATTATCAGCCACATCCACAGATATTCCTTTACAAGTAGGAAGTGGGGATACAACATCATCCAATGGTAGTTTACCACAAGGGAATGTTAGTATGGATCAAATTATGGGATTAATGAAAAGTAAAGGATAAAAATGGCATTCGGAGCAACAAGAAAATACCCAAATGATTTACGACCTAGAGTCGCTATTGGTGTTGATTTACCATTTAGTGGTCCTGTTGCTTTTATTCCTAACTATCAAACTAAAGATGCCATAAAAAATAATCTAATTAATTATCTATTAACAAACCCAGGAGAAAGAATTGAAAATCCTTTATTTGGGGCGGGTTTAAGAAGATTTCTATTTACCCAAATAACAGATAATGATCTTGATTATATAAAAGAGGATTTACAAAGTAAAATTGAATTAAATTTTCCAACAGTAAAATTAGAAGAAGTAGATGTATTACAAACAGTTAATACAAATACTATAAGAGTAATAATAAGCTACTCAATCCCTAATACAGGTATAAATGATACTTTAGAATTAAATTTTAACTAATGGCAACACAGAATAAAGACATAACATATATTAATAAGGATTTTAATAATATTAGATCCCAACTTATTAATTTTTCACAAACTTATTTTCCAAATACTTATACCGATTTTAGTCCTGCTTCTCCGGGTATGATGTTTATAGAACAAGCAGCTTATGTTAGTGATGTTTTATCCTTTTATTTAGACAATCAAATTCAAGAAACATACTTACAATATGCTAGGAATTTTGATAATTTATATGATCTTGCTTATATGTTTAGTTATAAGCCAAAAACAACAGGATTAGCAATAGTAGATGTTGACTTTTATCAACAATTACCTGCTAAAACAGTAGGTAGTGAAACTGTACCTGATTTTAATTATGCCTTAAGAGTATTAGAAAATACCTCAGTTTCTTCAGATAGTGGTGTTAAGTTTATAACACAAGATCCTATAGATTTTACAGTATCTTCTTCTAGTGATCCTACAACATTATCCATTGCCCAAGTTAATAATGGTGAACCCACTTACTATTTATTAAAGAAAACAAGAAAAGCGGTTTCTGGAAATATCTTATCTAAAAGCTATAGTTTAGGAGCTTATCAAGAATTTCCAACTATAGAATTAACGGGTAACAATTTAGCTAACATTTTAAGCATTACAGATTCAGATAATAATGAATATTATGAAGTTGATTACCTAGCTCAAGATTTAGTATATGATAGTATTAGAAATACAAACGTAAACGATCCTAATAATTATTTAAATACTGATGCTCCTTATATATTAAAAACTAAATCTACAAACCGCAGATTTATTACTAGATTTTTAAATAATCAAACTTTACAAATCCAATTTGGTTCTGGTAAACCCCTTCAAATAGATGAAGAAGTAACCCCTAATCCTGATAATGTAGGTCTAGGTTTACCTTTTGGAGAAAATAAATTAACAACAGCATATAGTCCAACAAATTTCATATTTACAAATACTTATGGAACCGCTCCTAGTAATACAACACTATCAGTACAATACTTAGCAGGTGGAGGAACAAGTGCAAATATTGATGCTAATGCTTTGATTCAAATAGATACTTCTACCGTTCAATTTTTAAATGGAGACATAACTAATACACCAACAGCAGATTTTGTATTTAATTCTATTGCTGTAAACAACCCAATAGCTGCTAGTGGGGGTGGAGATGGTGATACTATAGATGAAATAAGACAAAATTCTTTATCAAATTTTAATACACAACAAAGAAATGTTACGGCAGATGATTATTTAGTAAGAGCCTTAAGTATGCCCCCTAAATTTGGAGTAGTAGCTAAAGCTTTTACAACCAAGGCATCAATTCAAGATCCTGATACTATTTTAGATTTATATATTTTAACTCAAGATATTAATACTAAATTAACAAAATCTTCATCAACTATAAAACAAAACTTAAGATCATATCTTAGTCAATATAGAATGATTGGTGATACTGTTAATATAAAAGATGCTTTTATAGTTAATATAGGGGTAGAATTTGATATTATAACTTTACCTAATTTTAATAATAATGAAATATTAGCTAAATGTATAACTGCTATACAAGATTATTTTGTTACTGATAAGTGGCAAATAAACCAACCTATAGTAATAAGAAATTTAACAATTATTTTAGATAAAATAGATGGGGTACAAACAGTAGCTAATTTACAAATTATAAATAAAGCAGGTACATCCTCAGGATACTCAGAATATGCTTATAGCATACCAAGTGCAACACAAGGAGGTGTAGTTTATCCTTCATTAGATCCTTCAATTTTTGAAGTAAAATATCCTAATGAAGATATAAAAGGAAGGATAGTATCTTTAGGTACTGGAGCCTTTGGTTTTGGAGGATTTTAAAAAATAAAACATGGCAGTATATAAATTATTTCCCTTAAAAGATGCATCAATGTATGCTTTTTATCCCTTTATGAATACAGGGATAGACCCTATTATAGAAGTAGGTAACTTAAATGTAAATATTAACCCTGTACCTCAGGTATTTAGATATGTAATTGAATTTGACCAATCTGAAATTGAGGATGTTGTAGATAATAAAGTAGGAACAGGAAAAACATTTGCTAGTGGGTTAAAAGCTTATATAGCTAGTGCACAAGGTATAATTTTTGATACAAATCTAGAAATATACCCTATATCAGGTTCATGGAACAATGGTAATGGTACATATTTAGATTCACCCTTTACTGAAAATGGTGTAAGTTGGAAAGCCAGAAATTTTTCAGGATCAGCAGCTTCTGGAGCTGAGTATTGGAATTTAAATGTTCCATCATATGCTACTTATGTAACTTCTTCATGGTCATCAAGTATGGAAGGTGGAGGTACCTGGTATACAGGTTCAAATGATCCTAACAATTTAAATGTAACAACTTCAGTTGAATATAAATTAAGATCTAGTAAAGATTTAAATGCCGATGTTTCTGATATAGTAAACATATGGTATTCTAGTTCAAAAAATATAGGAGGATACACTAATATAGTTAATGATGGATTTATAGTAAAATGGGAAGATTCAATCGAATTTAATACCGCTGATGCTATACAACCAATAATGCAGTTTTACTCAGTAGATACCAATACAATTTACCCCCCCGTTCTAGAAATTAAATGGGATGATCAAATATTTGAAACAGGTAGTTTACCATCTTTAGACACATCAGATATATTTGTTGCTTTAGATAATAATCCTGGGGTATTTTATAGTGAAAGTGTAAATAGGTTTAGATTAAATTGCAGACCAGATTATCCTGTAAGGAAGTTTATGACAAGTTCAATAGATACTGTAAATCATTATTTACCAAGTGGTTCCTTATGGGCTATTAAAGATTTAGATACAAATGAATTTATAGTAAATTTTGATGACAATTATACTAAAATAAGTTGTGATTCTACAAGTAATTATTTTGATGTTTATATGGCTGGATTACAACCAGAAAGATATTATAAAATTTTAATACAAACCACTATTAGTGGAAGTACCCTAGTTAAAGATGATAATTATTATTTTAAAGTTGTTAATGGATAATGGCAGAAGAAAGTATAGATCTTAGAAAAGAAGTTTTTAATAAAGCACAATATATTAAAACTATTAATACTAGTTTTGATCAATTTGGGGCTACAACTATAAATGAAGATTTAAAAGCTCAAGTAACTGTTGAAGAATTCTTTGGATTATACAATTCTCTTTTTTATGATATACCCGCTTTAGGTGAGACTAATTCTCATGATTATTTAGTTAAAACTAGTGGTGGTTATATTAATTTTGATGAAATAAATGAAGAAGTAAAAGCATTACAAGCAGAAATTGCTCAATTGAGACAAGATTTACTTAATGCACAAATGGAAAACATTCAACAAACAGCAGCAAGTTCAAATGACCCGGTTACAGATGCATTATTAAAACAAACTAATACTATATTAAATACAGCAAATGCTCAAATAGTAGAAACTAATACAACTTTAGAGGAAAATACTCCTACATCAATAAATAATGGAGGAAGTTATTAATAATATTAGATAAGATATGACATTAGAAACAATAATAAAACCCTTAGACCCTGATACCTTTGAGTATCAGACATATTCTAACTCAGATGAACAACTAATAGTTCAATCTTCTCTTGATACTATATTTACTCCAACTACGGATTATATAGAACATTATGTATATGATCAAAATAAAAAGTTAATATACCCAGCAGTTACAACCCCTTTAATTGACTATAATGTAAAAGAAGGTGATGTATTATTAGATCCTGCTGCCAATTTAGAAGAATTAGGTTTTGATGTTGGTGTTTATAGTATATTGTATTCTTTCTATAGAAAAAGAGGTTCTTCTTCTACTACAAATAAATATTTTATATCTGAAATTTCCTCAGATAGAACTGAAATAAGACTAGATAGTAATGTTATTGAAAATGAAGATATTATTTCTTCTGTTAATGATTTTATCCAATATAGAGAAGAACAAACATATTTTGTTGATTTTTATTTAAACTTTGGTCAAAATAAAACTATTATTGCCAATAATATAAAGTTAGAAACTGAAGAAAACATTGATCCTACAGTTTTAATAAAATTATATGAACCTTTACCTTCTAATTTTAATGTAAAGGATGAGTTATGGTTAGTAGAATTATTATCACTACCTCAGGCATATGAAGTAGATTTTCCATTTGAACCTACGATAGAAGAAGATTTTACTTATATCGCTGGTCCAAATTATAGTTTAAATGTAACAGGACAAACATCAACCCCTGGAGAATTATTTTCCTATAATACTTTACTAAACTCCGATGTAACTAGCTCAATAAACCAAATACAAAGTTTATTAAATGAAAAAGAGATTAATATAAATATTGATTATGAAAAATATTCAAATTTTGTTAATTTTAGTTCAGCAAAAACAAGATTAGAAAATTTCTTTTATAAAGTAGAATTAATTCAATCTTATACACTTCAATTAACTTCACTTAATAATCAAATAACAAGTGATACTACTAATACCTTTGCTTATAGTTCAAGTGAAGCTAATTTAAATAATCAAATAGATACCATTATAAAGAATTTTGATGGTTATGAATATTTTTTATATTTTAATAGTGGATCAACTTCATCATATCCAAAATCTACTACAGAACCTCCATATACTTTATACCCAACTAGCAATACTGAAGTTCAATCTTGGATAACTTCTTCAGCAGCTTCTGCTTCTGCATATGATGATGAAAATAAAGATTGGTTATATTTTTCAATCCCTGAATATTTAAGAGAAGACCCAGCAAATAGGAATTATGAATTATTTGTTGATATGGTTGGTCAATATTATGATAATGTTTGGACTTACACTAAGGATGTAACAAATAAATTTGATGCTGATAACCGTTTAGATTATGGTATTTCTAAAGATTTAGTAGCAGATGCTATTAAAGACTTTGCAGTTAAGTTATATTCAAATAATTTCAATACTGACGATTTATTTACCGCCTTTTTAGGTATAACCCCTTCGGGTAGTTCATTCCCTTTCCCTTATATGACAGGATCAATTGGTGGTGCAGTTGCAACACCTTCTGGGTATGAGTACGTAGATACACAAATATCGGCATCAAATGATATAATTCCATTAGACGATATCAATAAGGGCATATATAAACGAATATACCATAATATACCATATTTACTTAAAACTAAAGGTACAGTAGCTGGTCTAAGAGCATTAATTACCTCTTATGGAATACCAGATACTATTTTAAGAATAAGTGAATTTGGAGGTAAAGATAGAAATGAATCACAGGATTATGACTTAAAACAAGATGTGTTTAATTATGCATTTGATACAGGAGAAGATTCTGATAATTATGTATCATCTTCCATGGTACCAAATACTTTATTTCCAAACCAGGATTCGGGTATCGACCAAGTGGGTACAGTTCAATTTAGATTTAAACCATCAACAATTCCACTACCTATTAATAATGTAGTAAATCCTAATATAAGATATTCACAATCCTTATGGTTAACTGATAGAAATAGTGGTGCACCAACTTGGGATGATGCGGATTTAGGAGCAGCTGTGGTATTAGAATATAATGGAAATGGTCTTATTAGTGGTTCATACTCGGGATCAGTACCAGATGCAAGGGATATTAATGCTACTTTAAAATTTTACCCTGATATTGAATATTCTCCGACAGAATTTTGTGTTGTAGAAGCTCCCTTCTTTAATGATGATTGGTGGTCTTTACAATTAACATATATAGGGGATGGTCCAGCTGGTAACTCTACAGTAACTGCTTCAATGTTTGTAGCTAATGAAATTGATGGGGAAATTGGATTTTCTTTATCATCATCTAAATTAAATCTAGATGGTAGATCTTGGAATAGAAGTAACCATTTTAAAATAAATGATGAAGTTAACCGTGTTATAAATACTAAAACATATACACCATTTTCGGGGTCATTCCAAGAATATAGAATGTATACCCCAATGATTAGTCAAAGTAATTTCTTTGATTATGTAGTTAATCCTTACTCAGATGAAGGTAACGGTATTAATTCAACCCCAAACCAACAATTTTTTAGAGCAGCTTTAGGTAGTCAATTAGATACTGGTAGCAGAACATCTATCCATCCTAGAGTAACGGGGTCAGCAGTACAAATTACACAATCATTTTCAAATGGTGGGAGTTCATTTTACTTACAAACGAGTAATGATGATGCTTGGGTTACCAATATAGAAAATATATACCAAGATCAAGTACCAGCGGGTATAAAAAATAGAATTACAAATAAAATACAAACAGAAAAATTAATATTAGCTGAAGCACCTTATGGTTTTTCAAACCCAACAGCTTCAGTTCCTGATATTTCAAGTGCTGGAAATGATTCGCAAACCATTTCTTCAATGGAATCAATGCAGCAATATTCATTTACTAGTCAAAGTTATACTCCTAATGTTAACTATTTAGAAGTAGCATTTTCACCAGCAAACCAAATAAATGATGATATAAATGCTCAGTTAGGGTATTTTAACTTAGGTGAATTTATTGGAGATCCAAGATTTGTTTCTTCATCCTTATACACATATCCTGATCTAGATAGATTAAGAAATGAGTATTTTGAAAAATATATGGATAGCTATGATATAGTTGATTTTATTAGATTAATTAAATTCTTTGACAATTCATTATTTAAAATGATTAAGGATTTTACACCTGCTAGGTCAAGTTTAGCTGCTGGTGTAGTAGTAAAACAACATATATTAGAAAGAAATAGACAAAGACCTGCTCAATTAACATCATCCCTACATGACTATGAAGGTTTAGTAGTAAATTTACCTAAAGACTACAGTTCAGGTTCATCGGATTTCCCACAATATTCAACAGAAGGTTCTTCTCTATATAAATTTAGTGGTGGAACAGGTGGTTCATTTGAAAAATTTAATGGTTTACAAACGTACCCTTCCGGTTCTAAAGGTTTAGGACCAGATAATAGATTTGAAATAACACAAAGCTGGCAAGATGGAAATGATGAGTCAATATTAAATACAACTAATTTTAATCAAAGTAGTTCACAATATATTAGTGGATCATATTTAGGTCCTAGAACAGGGGAAAAAAATAACCAAGATGAATTTTATACTGGTATATTTAGTGGTTCAGAAATAGTTGTAACTACACAATCACTAAACCCAGGATGTGGTCCTTACCTAAATGCTAATGATACTCCTATAGTATATAAACCTATTTTCTTTACTTTATCTACAGGACTTGATCAGGTAGTTCAACAAGGGGAATTTTTAAATCAGGATAATGTACCACCTAATGGTACTGCTTGGATATCATCAATACAAACTAATAATCCTATATCAGGTCAACAGCAAGTTTATGCCATAAAGTTAAGCCAAGATGATATAAATGGAAATGAAGTTATTAACTATTTAGATGATTTTGATAGTTTAAGACTTATTCTTCCTAATGCCTTACTTCCATTTAACGAAGGGGCGGTAGAATATATTATAACCGGAAGAACTATATATTCGGATCATGCTTTATTATTTGTATCACAAGAATTGGGTATACAAGGTAATAATTATTATAGATCAATACCTCAATTGGTTGGCCCAGATGAAATATATCCTGCTATTACAGGTTCAGTAAATAAAGGTGGGTCAGAAAATTGGAGTTTGCTAACTCACACAGATTATAATACTTTAGGTACTGTATTTGTTACTGCAGCCGATACATCCCAACAAGGTGTATTTTTTAACACAGGTATTTCTAATCAAGAACAAACTTGTTTCTATTGGAATGGTAGACCGGCAGAATTAATTGACCCTTTAAATTTTTTCGATACAGGATCAATTAATTCCTTTTCAACCGCTTTTGTTAATACAGAATCAGCATATACAATTCCATATACACCAAATGTACCATGGATTATATCCGCATCGATTACATTATCCTCTTCTTTTGATGTTAATGCAGCTTCAATCATAGAAGATGATGGGGTATACCATTCAGGATCATCATATCAAGGTTCTGGGTTAACAAATCAAAATTTCACATTAGGTTTATTTACCCAACAAGTTGGATTTTTCTATCTTAATAAAACTGCTACTGCCGGTTCGGCATTTGCTGCAAGTGAAAATGCAACTCCTACCTCTTCTAATACAAAGGTATTTGTTAATACTTCTGGATTAATTAGTACTAGTACAAATTTTTATAATGAAGAAGGATTAGAATCTAAACTTAGTGGTTTTACAACTGGATGGTATAAAATAGCAAATGGAAAAACAACAGGTACAGGGTTAGATTATGTGGTAGTTTATTTATCATCAGGAATTCTTACTACTAATGCAACAACAATATCAACTACATATCAAAACCCATCTTCTCCAAGTAAGGCATCTTTAATTCCTACAGCTGTTCCTATAGGTACTTTATTTAGACCTGCTCCTAAAACAACTAAAGATTTAGGAACTGTTAATTTTAATGGTCCTGTTAATAATAACTGGAACACACAAATTCCAGGTAATTCAGGTTCAGGAGCTTCTATGTCTACTTTAGGTGGTCACCCAAAAATAAAATCTGCAGGTACTGCTTCTTTAAAATGGGATTTCCCATCACTAACTCTAGCAGGAACACCTCCAACATTAGGTTCTGGTGGTACAAACGTATTTGTACCCTTCTCAGGGTCTAGTGTTTCATCAAATGGT